CTGGTGTTGGTGGTGCTATTACTGGTCGTGGTGCAGATTTATTGATTATTGATGATCCACACTCAGAGCAAGACGCTTTGTCTCCTAAATCATTAGAATCAGCTTACGAGTGGTACACATCAGGACCTAGACAGAGATTACAGCCGGGAGGCACGATAGTCATAGTAATGACACGTTGGAGCACGAAAGACTTGGTTGGTAAGGTGATAAAAAAACAAGGTGACGACAACGCAGACCAATGGGAAGTTATTGAATTTCCAGCAATTATGCCTGAATCTGGCAAACCGCTATGGGGTGAATTTTGGAAAAAAGATGAACTTTTATCAGTAAAAGCATCGCTACCAGTAAGCAAATGGAACGCTCAGTGGATGCAAAACCCAACTTCTGAAGAAGGTTCTATTGTTAAGCGTGAGTGGTGGCAAAAATGGGAGGGTGAAGACATACCTGACTACAGTTACGTTATACAAAGCTACGATACGGCATTTTCTAAAAAAGAAACTGCTGACTACTCAGCCATAACCACTTGGGCAATATTCAAAGATCGTGACGAAGTAGAACAAATTATACTTTTAGATGCCAAAAGGTTTAGAGTAGATTTTCCTGAATTAAAAAAGATTGCTTTCGAAGAATACAAGTATTGGGAACCAGATTGTGTATTGATAGAAGCAAAAGCATCTGGAACACCACTAACGCAAGAATTAAGACGTATGGGCATACCTGTTACTGCTTACTCACCAAGCAGAGGACAAGACAAAATAGCCAGAATGAACAGCGTAGCCCCTATTTTCGAATCTGGTATGGTTTGGGCACCAGACGAAGATTACGCTGATGAAGTTAGAGAAGAAATGGCTGCATTTCCATTTGGAGATCATGATGATTTCTGCGATAGTGCCACTATGGCACTAATGAGATTTAGACAAGGTGGTTTTTTATCTCTAAAAGAAGATTACCAAGACGAAGTAAAATTGTTATCTAAGAACAGAACGGTGTATTATTAATGAAAATATTTATAACAACATTTATACACGACACACAAGAGTACGAAGGTCCTGATATACATGCTGAAGACGTAGATCAAGCAAACTTGATAGCTGAATCACAAGGTTTAATTGTGGAAGGTGAGTTGACTGATTTGATTTCTTTAAGTGACGATATGCGACCTAGAGTGCTACACTAAAAAATTATGGCAATAGAAAAAGCACTAGGCACAGAAAACGATCCTGATATTTTTGATCAAAACAGATCAATAGAAGTAATACCAGAACAAACACGTCAAGAACAAATCAACGATGCTGCTCAAATTTTAGTCAACGAAGAAGAAGTTTTAATCACGGACGAAATGGAACAAGAACCTATGCCAGCCATAGAGTTTGATTCTAATTTGGTTGATTACATTGACGAAGACACTTTAGAAACAATTTCTTCAGATTTATTAAGTTCTATAAAAAGTGACAAACAATCCAGAAGCGAATGGGAAAAAACTTACACCGATGGACTCCAATATTTGGGCATGAAGTTTGATGATGCCAGATCACAACCATTTGAAGGTTCTTCAGGCGTAATTCATCCTATATTAGCAGAAGCCGTTACTCAGTTCCAAGCACAGGCTTACAAAGAAATGTTGCCAGCTAAAGGTCCTGTTAAAACAGAAATTATAGGTGCTAGAACCATAGAAACAGAAAATCAAGCAGAAAGAGTCCAAGAATTCATGAATTATTACATCATGAACGTGATGCAAGAATATGACCCAGAGCTAGACATGTTGTTGTTCTACTTACCACTAGCTGGTTCTGCATTTAAGAAAGTTTATTTTGATTTTGTAACAAACAAAGCCGTTAGTAAATTTATACCACCAGAAGACCTAATAGTGCCCTATGAGGCTTCAGATATGTCTTCTGCTGAAAGAATCACACATGCCATAAGCATGTCCTTAAACGAAATAAAAAAACAACAAATAACAGGCTTTTATGCAGACGTAGAAATTAATGATGATGACTACAGTGAAGATGATTCAGACGTAAAATCACAAATAGACGAGATACAAGGATTAGAAGCCAGTTACAAAGAAGACAGAAACAGAACCATATACGAAATTCACACCGTACTAGACATTGAAGGATTTGAAGATGTAGATGTCAACGGAGAGTCTACAGGGCTCAAATTACCTTATATCATTACGATTGATGAGGCTTCAGAGTCTGTTTTAGCAATCAGAAGAAACTATTTAGAAGGTGATCCGCTAAAAAATAAAATCAACTATTTTGTGCAATACAAGTTCTTACCGGGTCTTGGATTCTATGGTTTAGGACTTTCACACATGATAGGCGGCTTATCCAAAGCATCTACATCAATTTTAAGACAGCTCATAGACGCTGGTACATTGGCTAATTTACCAGCTGGTTTTAAAGCTAGAGGTATGAGAATTAGAGATGAAGACGAACCTTTACAACCCGGTGAGTTTAGAGACATAGATACAACAGGCGGTAGTTTGCGAGACAACTTAATACCTTTACCAATCAAAGAACCTAGCAACGTGCTTATGCAGTTACTTGGTTTATTGGTAGATTCAGGTAAAAGATTTGCTGCTATTGCAGATATGAACGTAGGCGACAGCAATGCTGCTATGCCAGTAGGAACCACAGTGGCTTTACTAGAAAGAGGCACCAAAGTAATGAGTGCTATTCATAAAAGACTGCACTACGCACAAAAAATTGAGTTTAGATTATTGTCTAAAGTTTTTTCTGATTACTTGCCACCAGAATATCCATTTGCAATGGGTTCAGCTCCTAGTGAAATAAAACAACAAGACTTTGATGGACGTATAGATGTAGTGCCAGTGTCTGATCCTAATATCTTTTCACAAAGTCAAAGAATTACATTGGCACAAGAATTGTTACAAATGGTTCAATCAAATCCACAAATACATGGTCAACAAGGTTTGTACGAAGCATACAAAAGAATGTACGCAGCTTTAGGTGTAGACAATGTAGAGTCTTTGATACCACCACCGCCTGACATGACACCTAAACCAATAGACGCTGGTACAGAAAACAGCAGTTTGATGTTAGGACAACCAGCACAGGCGTTTGAAGGTCAAAACCATCAAGCTCACCTAGACACACACAGAAGTTTATTTTTGACTCAAGTGGTTAAAGAGAATCCACAGATACAAACAATAATTATTAGTCATTGCATGCAACACTTACAGTTTTTGTCTGCTGAAATGTCTATAGAGCAAATACCACAAGAAGTACAGATGCAGTTACAACAAGTACAAGGTCAAATGCAACAAATGTCTCCACAAGAGGCACAACAGATGCAACAACAGATACAAATGACTTTGGATCAATACAGTGCTCCTATTATGGCTGAGTTAACGTCAGAGTTCTTACAATCTATTGGACAAGGTTCGGACAGCGATCCGTTGGTTGACATACGAAAAGCTGAGTTGGATTTAAAAGACAAAGAATTGGACATGGACTCAGAACAGTTTATGCAGAAACAAAATCAAAGAGCACAAGAAAAATCTCAAGACAATGATTTGCAAGAACAACGTATAAATGTGCAAAAAAATATAGCTGATGATAAACTAAATGTAGCTATAGATAGATTGAGACAGAACGCTGATCTCAAATTATTAGAAATAGAAACTAAAACGAGGAATTAAAATGGCAACATCATTTAAAAACAAAGCAGTAGAAGAACTGCGTAAAGAAAAAAAAGAACAAAGAGAATTAGAAGCATCTGCACACGCTCAATCTGTAGCAGCTCAGTATGCTAAAAATGTAGTGAATGAAAAAAGAATTGCAGACAAAATGGCTAGAATAGAAAAAGGTGAAGAACCTGTAGCTGTAGTTAAAGAAGTAGCTGTGGTTGAAGAAGTAGTTGAAGAAGTAGTTGAAGAGGTTGTAGAAAAACCTAAAGCCAAAGCCAAACCAGTTATCAAAAAAAAAGGCAGACCAGCTAAAGCTAAGAAATAATGGATGAGATAACTTTTTTTGATAAACTCAAAAAGATAACAGAAACTAGAAAAGAGCAAATACAAGATACTTTAATGTCAGGTAGCTTAAAAGATATTGAACATTATAAATATTTGCAAGGTGAACTATCTGCTTTATACTATGTTGAGAACGAAATAAAAGAATTTTACAAGGTACAATAAATGGCAGAACTTAAAACTACAAACGACATAGTTGCAGATGCTTACATAGAAGAAGAGGCAAGAGTTCTTGACCCCACTTTATTAGACAAATCATTACTTGACCGTATGCCACAACCAACAGGTTGGCGTATGCTGGTTTTACCTTACACTGGTAAAGCACAAACAAAAGGCGGTATACACTTAGCAAAAAGCACTGTAGATCGTGAGGCATTAGCAACTGTAGTTGCTTATGTTGTAAAACAAGGACCTGACTGTTATACAGACAGCAGTAGGTTCGGAGACAAACCTTGGTGTGAAGAAAAACAATGGGTTTTAATAGGGCGTTACTCAGGCTCTCGATTTAAACTGGAGGAAGGTGCTGAAGTACGCATCATCAACGATGATGAAGTGATAGCCACAATTCTCGACCCTGATGACATAGTGAGTTTATGATGAATGAACAAGAAAATGCACAACAAATTCAGCCTGAAGCTGATGACGTTGAAGTAGAGGTAGTAGAACAAGATATAGTAGAAGCGTCTCCAGACGATGAATTGGAGAATTACACTAAATCGGTTTCCAAAAGAATAAATAAGTTAAATGAGCGTAACAGAGCAGCAGAAGAAAAATCTGCTAGGTTAGAGCAAATGTTGGCTCAGAAAGAGCAAGAAACTAATTATTATTCACAAGAAAGAGTGCAAACACATGCTGCATTGTTGCAAAAAGAGCAAGAAGCTATTGATGCAAAAGAAATGCAAGCCAATGAGTTGTACAAAAAAGCTGTTGAGTCTGCTGATGCAGATTTGATGTCTAAAGCTGATTCTTTAAAAAGCGATATAAGCATACAAAAAGAAAAAGTTAGAATGGCACAAGCACAAGCACAACAAGCTAATTTTCAAAATCCACAGCCAGTTCCACAACAACAACAGTATCAAGAACAAGCTGTAGAAGAAGCACCAGAACCAACCAAGCAAGCTAAAACTTGGCATGAAAGTAACAGTTGGTACGGTGATGACACACAAGAAGGTAACGTACAAGCAACGCAATTTGCTTACTTTACCCATTACAATTTAATTAACGAAGGTTTTGACGCTGATTCAGACGAATATTATAATGAGTTGAATAACCGAGTTTACAAAGTTTACCCTGATTTACAGGGCAAAAATGTCGAGCAAAGTGAAGGTAGACCCTCTGTGCAAAGAGTCGCTTCCGCTTCCGTAGGAAGTCGTCAAAAAACACAAGGCAAGAAGAACGGTGTGACTTTTTCGAAATCAGAAGTTGAACGTCTTAGAGGATTGAAACCACATAATATGTCGGAAGACGCATGGTTAAAATCTGTTGCTAAAGAGAAACAAAAAATTTCACAAAGAGAGGCTAAATAAGATGACTAATGAAATAGAACAAGAACCACAAACCAGAAAATCTCGTGAATCCGAAACTCACGCTAAAAATTCGAAGAGAACCCCATGGCGTCCAGTAAGAAAACTAGAAACGCCTCAAGCACCTGAAGGATATGAATATCGTTGGATAAGAGAATCCATGATGGGGCAAGAGGACAGAGCTAATGTAAGTCGAAGAATTAGGGAAGGTTGGGAACTTGTAAAAGGAACCGATTTACCACAAGAATTTGAATTACCAACTCAAGACTCTGGTAGACATGCTGGCATTGTATATAACGAAGGACTACTCTTAGCGAAGATTCCTCTTGAAACCATAGCTGAACGTAATGCTTATTACCAAGGCAAAAACCAACAAGCAAAAGAAGCGTTAGACAATAATATGTTTAATGAATCTAATAAAGATGGTAGGTATGTCAAGTATGACTCGCAAAGAAAGTCTAATGTTACTTTTGGGAAAAAGTAACAATCATAACTAAATAGGTAAAAAATATGGCTAATAAAGATGCCCCTTTTGGATTAAAACCTGTTCGTATGAATGGCGGAGCACCTTATTCTGGAGGACAATCCAGATATAGGATAGCAAGTGGAGCTACTACACCAATTTTCCAAGGCGACTTGGTTACGCAGTTGACTGCTGGTGTATTAGGTAGACACGCTGCCACTGGTACTGTTCCTGTTGTCGGAGTGTTTAACGGAGTCAGTTACACTGACCCGACTACAGGCGAACAAGTTTTTAAAAATTACTATCCCGGCAGCGTTTCAGCTTCCGATATAGTTGCTAACGTGATTGATGACAGTAATGTTGTTTTTGAAGTACAAGCTGATGCTGCTTTTCCAGTAGCTGACTTGTTCGGAAATTTTGACATTGTTGAAAACTCTCCTGTTGGCGATACAGCCTCTGGACGTTCTAATGTAGAACTTGATGTAACAACTGGCGGAACTGCCACTACGTTGCCTCTAAAAGCATTAGATATTTCACAGGACCCTGATAACGATGACGTAGCGTCAGCTAACACCAACGTCTATTGCACGATTTGTAATCATGTCAATGGAGTTAAAGGTGCTGGTCTAGCATAAGGTAAATAACAATGGCAATATCAAGAGCTCAACTCGCTAAAGAGTTAGAACCCGGATTAAACAGCCTCTTTGGCTTATCTTATGATGAGTACAACAGAGAGTACGAAGAAATCTTCTCTATAGAAGACAGTAATCGTGCCTTTGAAGAAGAGGTGTTGATAACTGGATTTGGTTCAGCACCAACTAAGACTGAAGGTCAAGGCGTTAGCTTCGACAACGCATCTGAAAGTTACAGTGCACGTTACACCCACGATACAGTGGCGTTAGCGTTTGCTCTAACAGAAGAAGCGGTTGAAGATAACCTCTATGATTCTTTAGGTAAAAGGTATGTAAAAGCACTGGCAAAATCTATGGCTAACACCAAAGAAGTCAAAGGTGCTGACATTCTAAACAATGCTTTCTCATCCAGTTTTACTGGCGGAGATGGTGTGTCTCTAATTAACACTGCTCACCCACTTTCAGGTGGTGGAACAGCTGCTAACAGAGCTACATCAATGGCTGATTTGAACGAAACTTCATTAGAAGACGCTCTAATCGACATAGGCAGCTTCACGGATGACAGAGGATTAACAATTTCTGTACAAGCATCAAAAATGGTAGTTCCTAGTGAACTTGTTTTTGTAGCTGACAGAATTTTAAATTCTCAGTTAAGAACTGGAACTTCAGACAATGACCTGAACGCTATTAAGAACACTGGTGTTCTTTCTGGTGGTTACTCAGTAAATCATTATCTGACAGACCCAGATGCTTTCTTCATCTTAACTTCTGTAACTGACCAAGGCGATGGCCTTAAAATGTTCCAGAGATCAGGCATGGAAACTTCCATGGAACCTGAATTCTCAACTGGAAACATCAGATACAAAGCTCGTGAAAGATATTCATTTGGTTTCTCCGATTGGAGAGGAATCTATGGATCGCAAGGTGCATAACTAGAACGATTAGAAATACCGTTTATAACTCAAGTATTTCAAAGAAAGGGCAACTTCGGTTGCCTTTTTTTTTGGTCTAAAATTAGTTAATATTATTTTGTGCAAATACTTGCAAGTTACAGCATGCTACTCTATAATTAAGTAGTGAAATTAATAAACGGAGAAAAATTATGGGACCAAGAGGATATTACATAGTAGGTGGAGAAGAGTACAAAATGTTTACATTGAGACACTGTTACACATACCCAACAACTTATGGCTTTGGAGAA